TGTTTGAGGGCGCGCTGGTTCCCGTAGGTAAAGACGAGAACGACAACTTGATTTATAAGTTCAACGGAGCGAGGTTTTAGGTATGGGAGCAAAAGGCAAGAAAATGAAGGACTACCGCCAAGCGCAGATTGTACGCCTTGACATTATCGCAGGGCTATATAAGCGCGGGTACTCGTATCGTGAGATACGCAACGAGGTTATGGCGCGCCTCGACTTGAAGAGTTACTCCCTCGAAACGGTTCACAAGGATATTGGGCGACTATTGAAGGAGTGGAGAGATACCCGGATTGAGAATTTCGACCACACCGTACAACTTGAATTGGAGCGTATTGACGAAATCATCAAGGAGGCTTGGGCTGCTTGGGATAAGTCCAAAACCGACTATGAGCGCAAGAAGGCGAAACAGCAAGGCATACCGGGCGGCGGCGAGAACGGTGAGAACGGCGATGTTGTAACGGTCAAAATGGAACAGCAACGCGAAGAGGTTATTTGCTACGGCGACCCCCGCTATTTGGAGGTGGTTCACAAGAACCTCATTGAACGCCGCAAGTTGCTTGGTCTATACAGCCCAGAGAAGCGCGAAATTTCGGGCGACCTATCTTTTGCTAATCTCCTTATGCAAACAGGTATTGTAGATGAAGAGAAATGAGGCGGAAATCAGAAGGAACGCAGATGCGCTCTTTACTGCGTGGCGCAACGATTGGAATTTGTTCATTAGGGACGCTCTTGGCGTAACTCTTGACGATGAACAAAAGGCGATTGTTGAAGCCGTGCAGCACAAGAAACTCGTATCTGTGCGCAGCGGAACGGCACGAGGTAAGGATTTCGTTGCCGCCTGTATCGCTGTGTCCTTCCTCTACCTCACGCCGCGCTGGAATAGGCAAGGCGACCTCGTTGAAAACACCAAAGTTGCCCTAACCGCCCCGACAGACCGACAAGTCAAGAACATTATGATGCCCGAAATCTCGCGCCTATTCAATCGAGCGAAAAAGAGGGGTTTTGTGTTACCGGGAAGGTTGAACGCATACGACATCAGAACGGATAACGAAGAGTGGTTCTTGACCGGCTTTAAGGCAGACGAGAACAACCACGAGGCGTGGTCGGGTTTCCACGCGGTAAACACTATGTTCGTGGTTACGGAGGCTACGGGTATTCTTGATGATACTTTTACGGCTATCGAGGGTAACTTGCAAGGTAATTCGCGCTTGCTGCTTGTGTTCAACCCGAATACCACCGTAGGCTACGCCGCCCGCAGTCAAAAGTCGGCGCGCTGGGTAAAATTCTGCCTCAATAGCCTCACGGCTCCCAATGTTGTTGAGAAGAGAATTTCGCTACCCGGTCAAGTGGACTACGATTGGGTAGTTGATAAGGTTGAGAACTGGTGCGAACCAATCACAGCCGAGGAGGTCAAGGAGAGCGAGAACGACTTTCAATTTGAAGGCTCTTGGTATCGCCCTTCCGACCTATTCCGCAGAAAGGTTCTTGGTGAGTTCCCGAAGACGGACGAGGATATTTTGATACCGCAGAAGTGGGTTGAACTCGCACAGGAGCGTTGGCGCAACTACAACTTAAAGAGCCACAACGATTGTATTCTTGGTGTCGATGTGGCAGGTATGGGTCGTGATTGCTCGGTAAACTGCTACCGTTACGACAACTATGTAGAACGCTTCGACAAGCACAATTCGGGCGGCAAAGCAGACCATATGAAGGTTGTCGGCAAGGTTGTAAACGATATGCGCTCACATTCGGGCTATTCGGTTTCAGTCGATACTATCGGCGAGGGAGCAGGAGTTTACGCCCGCTTGGTTGAGATATGCGAGGAGAGCGAAGGCAAATTTGATGCAGACACAATCGTCAGTTGTAAGTATAGCGAGGGCGCAAAGAATAGCAGCGGCGATGACTTGACCGATATAACAGGGCAGTATCAGTTCGCCAATATGCGCGCCTACTTATTCTGGGCGGTTCGTGATTGGTTGAACCCCGACAATGGCTTCAACGCGATGTTGCCACCCGGAGGCTCGTTTATGGAGGAGGCTACCGAAATCAAATGGTCGTTCCTCTCTAACGGCAAAATTATCATCGAGCCGAAGGAGGACATCAAGGAACGCTTGGGGCATTCGCCCGATGAATTTGACGCATTGGCAAACACCTTTCACCCCAAAGCGGTCAAGGCTGTTGGCAGCAAGCGCAACGAGGAGTATTACGATGAAGATTTGGAAAATATGTTGTACTAAAAACGCAAAAATATGGACATAAAAGAGATTACCCAGCAAGAGAGGGACGCACGAAGCGTCATTTCAGACCTCAAACGAAAGACCGTATCGGTGCCAGCGTGGGAAACCCTCCGCAAGGAGTATGACCCGAAGTTGCACCCCGTAATGACCGACAAGGGATACCGCGACAAATTCAACAAAAAGACGGGGCAAGTGGAGCGTGTAACACGCTTCACGCTCGGTTTGCAGAAGTTGGCGGTAAAGCGTATGACCGAGTTGATGTTTGCTATACCTGTGCGCCGCATTTACAGCCCGCAGGACGATGCCGAGAAGAAGGTTGCCGAGATTATGGAGGCTATCTTCAAGAAGAACCGCATCAACAGCATTAACAATGAGCGTGGGCTATATTTGTTTGCTTCTTGTGAGTGTGTAACGCTATGGTACAGCCAAGAGAAGGACACCATTTACGCTGGCGAGAAGAGTAAACTACGCCTACGCTGTAAGAACTACTCGCCGATGAATGGCGACAACCTGTACCCGCTATTTGACGAGTATGACGATTTGATTGCTCTCTCGGTTGAGTACACTCGCACCGAGAACAACAAGAGCGTAACCTACTTTGACACCTATACCGACTATGAGCATATCCGTTGGCGCACAGAGGGCAGCAAGACCGTAGAGGAATTGCGCGAGTCTATCGAGTTGGAGAAAATCACAGGCTTGTATATAGCCCGCCCGGAGCCTATTTGGGAGGACGAGTCGCAGAATGTGTACGAAGCCGAGTGGACTTTAAGCCGCAACGGCAACTATATCCGCAAGAACGCCCGCCCCGCTTGGGTGGTGTTCTCGGACGAGAAGATTGCTCACGGTAAGAGTTCGGGCAACGACAACGCAGGGCGCGATGTTATTCAGTACGGCAAGAACGACAAGGCGGGATATGTTACTTGGCAACAGGCTATCGATAGCATCAAGTACCAGGTAGAGGAAATCAAGCGCGAGTTCTTTATGAACTTACAGCTGCCCGATATGTCAATGGAGAATATGAAGGCTACGCCGATGTCGGGCGAGGCTCGCAAGATGATGTTCATAGACGCGCAGTTGAAGGTCGCAGACGAAAGCGGCATTTGGTTGGAGTTCTTTGACCGAGAAATAAATGTTGTGCGCGCCTTCTTGAAGAAGATGTACCCTCAATATGCAGCTGCTATTGACAGCCTTGCGGTAGAGGTTGAGATTACTCCATACCAAATCCGCGATGAGGCAGAGCGCATCAACAACCTTTCCAACGCTTGCGGCGGCAAGCCTATTATGAGCCAAAAGACCGCCGTTGCGCGTCTTGGCTATGTAGACGATGTGGACGAGGAGTTGAAGCAAATCGCGAAGGAGGGTTCTGTGGTAAGTTTGTTTGACGAGCAAGCCGAGTAGCCTATGGCAAAAAAGATTGTTTTACCCAATTGCGAGGAGTGTGTGCATCACTACGATTTGCACGAGATAGGAGCAAACGGCAAACCGTTCTTGTGTAGATGTAGGAAGCACACACAACGCAGCCGCTTCATAACCAAAGACGGTTGCAATGACTTCAAAAAAGCAAACTAATGGCAAAGAAATTCAAAATTGACCTATTCGACAAACGCCACTTCAACAATATGCTCAAACGAATGAAGGGCGTTGAGGAAATGTTTGACGAGGCGGTCAAAGAGGCATCAAGAGCAGGAGCGGCATCGGGGTTCAACGACCCCGAACGCCCCTTCTGTTTTGATGATTTTCCTGCGGTAAGGCGCAAGGTGGACGAGTTGGTCAAGAAACTCCACGAGCAGGTTGTGCATACCATTGAGGAGGGCGACCACGAAGAATGGATGCTATCGTGCGAGAAAAACAACGAACTTGTCGAGGCAATGACGCGCTCAACCAGCATACCAAAAACGCAAATTACACAATGGAAACAGCCAAATTTGGAGGCTTTGGCGGCATTTCAAGCGCGTAAGATTGGCGGAATGGGGCTATCGGACAGGGTTTGGAACATAGCAGAGCAGTTTAAGCAGGAACTTGAATTGGCTCTCGATATTGGGTTGGGAGAGGGCAAGAGTGCTGCCGATTTGAGCCGCGATGTGCGCCGCTATCTCAATGAACCCGAAAGGCTCTTCCGCAGGGTTCGAGATAAGCACGGTGTATTGAGATTGTCGAAGGCGGCGAAAGCATACCACCCCGGACAGGGCGTGTACCGTTCTGCGTACAAGAATGCCTTGCGCCTTACCGCAACAGAAAACAATATCGCCTACCGCACAGCAGACCACGAACGCTGGCAGCAACTTGACTTCGTTGTGGGTATTGAAATCCGATGCTCCAATAACCACCCCGATTACGATGTATGCGATGAACTAAAAGGCAAATACCCCAAAGATTTCAAATTTACAGGTTGGCACCCGTTCTGTCGCTGCCACGCAGTCCCTATCCTCAAAACTGCCGAGGAAATGGCTGCGGATAACGAGCGCATAATGAACGGCGAACCGCTTGACAGCAAGAGTGTAAATGCGGTTACTGATGTGCCGGCGGGGTTTGCTTCTTGGATAAAGGACAATGCAGAGCGCATAGGGAAGTCAAAAAGCCAGCCGTATTTCATACGCGACAATAGAGGCGTTGTAGATGATATATTGAACGGGAAAACGCCACAAATAGCAAAGCCAGCAAGTGTTGTGCTGACGCCAAAAGAGCAATATGCTCAATGGTTAAAGTCAATTGGCGTTTCTGTGGACGAGAAAGATATTGTTGTGGACGGAGGATTTATCCATATGCAGGATAACCAACATAGGGATATGTATGAAGCCCTAAAACCCGAAACACAAGAAGAGCACGACCAATTGTGGGAACATAAAGGTATGGGACGCCATAAGAGCGGAGGCTATGTGCAGACATCTAATAGTTGGCTGATAAATGGCGATTTCCGAAAAACAAAGGTAACAGGCGTTATTGACTCCATAGCGGAAGCAAAACTCCGAGCAAATGGGGCTACTGATGACGATATTGCAACTGTAAAACTTCTTGATAAGAAGATAAATGAATTTTCGCTCCCCGTACCAATCTTGGCTACTCGATATGTTGATATACCTGCTTTGAAATCCCTATTTGGTTTCAAAATCAAGAAAGGGGATTTGAACTATGTGTTAAGCCAAATAAGTGGTGTGCAATCGGGAACTGCTTTAATGTCAGACCCTGCGTATATGTCAGCATCCACCAACGAGTTGCAAAATGTTTTTAAGAGTATATTTGATGTCAAACTACAAATTGAAACGCCCGCGGGAACGCCGATGTATTTTACCGACAATTTCACTGAAAGCGAAATTGTGTTTGGACGCAGAACGAAATTGCAATACCTTTCATCGGGTATAACTTATACGGGCAGAAAAGCACATTTGACGATTAGATGTAGGATTGTAAAATAGAATAGGGCTTAATGCCCTATTCTATTGGTTCATAGTGTTTACATTCATCTGCAAAAATCGCTTCGTTCATATCGTCCATATTGTCATACTTTTCGCAAATAAAGGAGTGTGGTCTATTTGGCTTGAATTTGCAATTGGCGCATATGCTAATATCGTCCCACTCCATATTTGGGTCGCCCATACTTGACTCTTTATATAAATCTTTCCCCATAGTGAATAATGTTTTATCTTAAACAATGCAAATTTCGCAATTATTTCTCAAACAACAAAATTACTGCCTTTTCTGAACTTTGCGGCGTACCTTGTGCTTGGAAATCACACAAAGGCGCGTTGATTTAGGTTTCCCCTCCTCAATGCCCGCCTTCCATAGGGCTTCGAGTTTGCAGCCTATCTGTTGCGGCGTAAAAACCTCGTAGATAGCAGCCAGCGAGCCGAAATAGTGTTCCTTCTTGCCATTGAGCGGCACGAAGAACTCCACCTTGATAATGTTTTCGTTAATTTTTCCCATTTTTGCGTTTCTTTGACTATTTCTGTTAAGTTGATAAGTACCTTGCCCCAAGACGCGAAACACCGCGAGAAGGGCTAATTTTGCGTCATCAGGTCGTACTCCAAAATCGTGAACCCTCGCGCCTTCAATACCTCGCGTATGGTGTCAATATACTGATGTCCGGGGCAGAGCAAGCGCACCTCTCGCGTTTTGTTTAGCCTCTCGCATTTCAGTTTGACGCGGTAGGCACAATCCGAATTGTAGAGAGAGTTGTATTTGAGCGTCATCATCTTTACCGCTGTGTCCAATTCTCGGCAGAAAGCAGATATTTCCCACTCGTAGTCCGCAGTCTGTTTTGCTACGCTCCTGCACCCTGCATAATACTTGCCGTTGTAGCAAAAGCAGAGGTAATGATATGCTTCGCCTGTATTGAAGTCGTGCGAATAAGGTTCGCCGCAGATAAACCAGCCGAGGTTTTGATAAGGGCGCGACCATTTTGCAGGTGGAACACCTTCGAGAAGGCTATTGTACCACTGCTCTGTAATCTCCTCAAAAGGAGCGTTCTGTTTGAGTTCCAAACAACCATTGATAATAGGCATAATCTTGTGTTTTTAATGTGAATACTATTTGTCGTTGAGCAACGCCATATAGAGCGTTTCCAACATCTTCTCAACCGCTTTCATATCGGTTAGAACATCTATAAGGTCGTAAGGCGCGCCGTTCTTACCGTGTCCGCTGCCGTCCACCCAAAGCATTGTTTCCTCGGAGGGGTCGTAACCATCGTAAAACTCGTAAACCTGCTGCACATAGTCGCCCTCCGTGTTGATGCTGAAACTGAAATCCTGTCCCGCTGGGGAGTATTGCGACAACTCAATATCGGTTCCGTCAATGTTTACACTCCACCCCAGCCCTTCGGCTATCTCTTGAAATCGTTTTGTGTTCATCGTGCTACTCGTAATTTGGTTATAAACTGCTGACGCTCCTCGCTCAAAACATCGTTGCCGAAGAATACGCGCGCAGCCCCGTAATATGCGTTGTCTGTGAGTTGTCTTTGCCAGCAGCCGTTGAACCTTGACCACTTGAACCCGTTAGCCTTCAAACGGCTGATTATCTCGGCGGCGGGTTTCTCGTTGTGGAAAATTTGCAAGCGGGTTTCGGCGAAGTTCTTGACAATCCTTGCGTCATCGTGAACAATCTCCGCGTTGCTACGGCTCTCTCGCTCTTCCTGTGCCTTGATTGACTTCTCGCAAACCTCCTGCAAATTCCAAATCTTATGACGAGAGGTGAACATTGGCTTCTTCATACCTTCTTGCAGCTGCTTAATGTGTTCGAGAGCCTTCAAGACAAGAACGGAGCGACCATTGCTCGCCAACCGCTCAACCTTGCCGAAGAGTGAGTTTGTAAACGCCGCGCGATGGTATCCAGCTGCTCCCGCGTCTATCTCCGCGCAGGTTTCGGCGCAATACTCTATGTCGCGTTTGAGGCGTTCCCACTCCTCTGCCTCTCGTTGTTCGGGGGTCTTGGCTGCTTCTATGCGTTTGGCAACACGCTTGGCGTAGTTCTCGCGCCACTCCGTAAATTCATTGACCGCCTTGTCATACGAGTTGCAAGCCTTCTCATTACGCGAGGTCGGGAAGCGCGCTGGTCCCGTAATCATTGCGCTCATAACGCGCGAGTGCTTGTCAAAGAGGGTTTCTACCCAGCCTCGGAACTTGGCTGTATAGTCTTCGTGTTCCTCTTGGGGCAGCTGCTTCAAGTCCTCAATACAGGCTGCCTCGTATTGGCGCAGGTACTCCTCGGCTCGCTCGTCTGGGCTAAAACTCGTACCGTTGAAGGCTCGGACACCCTTGTCAAACAGGTCTTCAAAAGAGAGTTCGTAACGCCACGAAACCACCTCCCATTTTTGAAGTTCTACGGCAATGTGGCGCACCTGTACTTCGTGGTCGCCCTGCTTTGCCAAATGCGCGTACTCGTTACGCAGAAATCCCGAACGGAGCATAACGCCCCTGAAACTCCATTCGTACACGCCATTTTCGGGGGCTTCTACGAGCCTCACTTGCGCTGCTCTGTGGCAGTTGAGTTTGGTTAAAATTACTTGTTCTTTCATTGTTGTTGTGGAATTAAGTGATTAAAATATGCGGATATACGGTACAATTTTATCCTCGCGGGTGCAGTATGAAGCGTAGCAGTTAAGACGCTTGCAGCGGCAGAAATCAACCACATCTGCGAGGCAATGTACCGCCGTTCCTCTTGTGTGTTTGGCTGGATAAACCTCAATACTGCTTTCGATAAGAATAACATCAACCGCAGTACCTTCATAGCCGCCTTCAAGCATTGCGGAAAGTTCCGCAGCAAGGCTATTCCAATTCAAATTATCATTTACCATAGTGTTGTCTGATTATTAGTTCCAATTATCTTCGTCATCGTCAATATACATAAAGCCTTGGTCGGGGTCTGCTTCGGGAGCAACGCCGCCCATATATTCGCCACTTTCCGTGATTGAAGGGTGGAGGCACTTCGGGTTGTTGCCGCAAGGCGAACCGTCAAAGGCAAGGTCAATGCCCGCCGAGCGGTCAGAACCCAAGCCGTTCATTTCAGCAAGCAACTCGTAATAGTCCTTGCCGCCAAATTCTCCGTAGCCTTCGTAGCAATCCTCGATGTACTGATTGCCTTTGTTGTCTGTCATAATTACGCGGTGCTGCTCGCCATTTACGATGCGATGATGCGTGTCCTGTGTAAACCAAGAAAATTGACCCATAGTTATAGTGTTTAGATGATTAGAAATTTGCCACGAGTTTGTGCAGGGTTGATGAAAGGTGTCGCAGAACCTCTTTCAGTTCGCTGTCGGTGTAATTGGCTGCGACCTCCTTCGATACGCAGTTGTGGTTAGCGGCTAATTGAATTGCTCGCTCTCTCGAAATTTTGTAGGTTTTTGTTCTCATAAGGCTGATTATTTGAAATAAAGTGAAACTTGAAGACCTCTGCGGAGTTTGCATACACATTTGTCCAGTCCGCAATTCAATGCTCTTTCAATAAACTTGTTGATGAAATCTACTCCGATAAGAGCGATAAGACCTGCCACGCCGACCAACTTATTGATTTTGTTTCCTTCGTTGTCGTAGCCGTAAACCTTCAAACGGAAGTTCCTGTTGATGAAACTCTTGGTGTACTTCAAAATGCTATTCTTTTTCATAATTCAAAAAATGTTGTTGTTGCAATGTGATTATCTTGTAATCACGGTACGAAGATAGTGCGTTATTTTGAAATAACAAAATTATTTTGGAAGTTTTTATAAACTTTTTTGTTGATTTTTCGCTAACTACCAAAGTATTTGGCTAATAAAATTTTAACTAAAAAAGTGATTTTTTACGATTATAATGTAAACATTTAGCAAATTTTCATTTACCTTTGCGTAAACTAATCGGTTTATTTTATATGAAAGCACAAGCATTAGACGCGCTGAAAGCCAAATTTGAGGGGGTCAGCGAAGCAATTTTGAGCAGGATTGCCGATAAAATCGCCAAGACTGCAAAGACGAAGGAAGAGATTACAACCGCAGTAGAGGGGGTAACATTCCAGCAGGTGTTAGAGAGTTACGGCGACAGCAGAGCAACGGAGGCGCAGCAGACCGCAGTAACGAACTACGAAAAGAAACACGGTCTGAAAGACGGAAAAAAAGTTGAGGACGGGGGCGGCAAGCCGAACCCAAACCCAACGGGAGGTCAAGGCGGTAACGGCGGAGGCGGCAATGACGACCTCGCAGCACAAATCGCCGCAGCCATTGCAGCCGAAATGAAACCTTTCAAGGACGAACTTGCTGCTATGAAGGGCGAGAAGGTCGCCACAAGCCGCAAGAGTGCTTTGGATAAGGTTTTGGCGAATGCGCCCGAAAAAATCCGTCAGCGTTACGAGAAGGACTTTGCGCGAATGACCTTTAACGACGAGGAGGATTTCAACGCTTGGATTGGCGAGATTACCCCCGATGTCGAGGCTATCACGAGCGATTTCAATGCAAAGGGCGGTGTCGTTACCAGACCACGAGGCGGTGCAACCGGAGGCAACGGGGGCAATGAGAACCCGCATTTGAAGGCTCGCATCGCAGAACGAGAGGCGGAAACGGCAGCCCCCGCCATTATTGGGTTGCCAAGTGGAAACAAATAATCAGTTATGGATGTAAATTTCAAACACACCGACCCTGCCGCTGTTGAG